CTGGCACTACACTTCCTAGTTACCAGGCAGATTTTCTGTGACACACTAGGAACCCCCCCCCCAATGTTCTTTTAACAATACTGCTGATACGCAGACTTTTAACCATGTAAAGTCCCTTGGAAATCTATATTGATTTGAAATTTATTTGCAATGCAGGATTATATCCTCGTATTCGCTCTGTTAATTAAGCAATATACCAAGATGACGTTTTCCTTTAATGGAGACGTGCACAGAAGCTACAAATAAGTAGTACAAAAGACAAAGTTGTATTCAACATTACACGGAACTTAGGACAAAGCGCAGTTCCACTTCAGGCCCGTGTAGATTAAAAAACCTGACATCTTTTTACAAGATGCCCCCAACTGAGCAAACCCACGCCTGCATTGTGCAGGCACACAAAAAATCCTTACCATCTACGAATCGACAATGGTTGTGGCTCATTACCACATGTACCGGGAATAGTTATTGTATTATTTTTAGCTATAAACTAGGGCAAAACCAACGTAAGATTTGATATCGAGAGCATCCCGATACGCTGTTCGGTGCAATGCTCGAGGACATATGCGAAATCCACACAATTGTGTGGTATAAGCTTTTTGGAGGTCCCTTCTCTCATGAAATCGGATGACAGCACTTCCGGTTTCGTGGGTTTGGGGTTGTGTAACGTGGGCTTGAAACATTCTAACATACAGTATGAGTGGTTCAAAGCCTAACGTTGCCAACCTTGAATCTACGAAATCCGCAGACGGACAAAGGGCTCTATGGAGAGCCCGCCCCGCCCCTCCGAACCGAGTGAGTGCACCCCCCCCCTCCTTCTCGAAAAAGACAAAGCGTGCGAAAAAAACGCTAATTCGAGAAGATGCCCTACCTATTTGGACTAATAATAAGGTAGGAAGACAAACAAGATTTGCCCATTCAGGCGATTACGCCGGTGATTTCGCAATCCAGACTTCGTCAAAGTCCTTTTACCTCTCTAAGTATTTATCTAATAGATATTTTGAGGGTGTTAATAAGGTGAAGGAGGAACGCAGAATTTACAAGCGTCTCGGAAAGAAAGACTGTAGTCTTTGCTCTGAAACCACTACCCGGTGGGCTAACAAAAAAAAGAAAAAAACAAAAGAAAACAAAAAGAAAACAAACGATGCAACTACGGAACCGCAGCGCAAAAAGAATCGTTCAGATCGTCACAAAGATCGATTAGAACCACAAATTGGCGTGCGAGGTATTGTCAACAGTTTCGCTACACGTTTCGCTTCTCAAGCTGGTTTTACAACCAGTATGACAAGTGTTATAGAGAATTCTGTGGCATGTATGTTAGCTCTCAGTGATGTGAAATCGTCCATTGGAGCTGCATCGGTCATCTTCATGTATGCCAAGACCATGTACAATGGATCTATAGCTGCAATGATATCCTCGCGTATCCATAAGATACTCACCATTCGATATGAAACTCAATCTGGGACGGAAACTCCCATCGAAGAGTGCCCCGAGTGGTTGGAAGATCTGAAAGGATTTGCACGCAACTGGACTATCGCTGCATCATGTAAGAATGTTGATCGCGTCCTTGGAGTCTTGTCTTTATGTGTTTCACTTGGCCTGTGTCAAGTCGCTGATATTGTACCAACAGTCGGCGGCTTGGAACTATTTACTCTCCCTAAATTGAAAGAGAAACCAACCATGTACCAATTGGTTGATGTAGCTATTGATTTATCTGTTCACTTCATTGAAGGTGGGTATATGTGTTTTAAAACAGGAAGTTTGAAGCCTTTAATTGATGGGGACCCAGAATTCACAAAATTCACCAAGGATTATCAGGCTTGTCTTCAATGTTCCAATCTTCACGCAAATGGTAATCTGAGCATTCTCTCTATGGATGACAATTCATACGATAAATTGCTCCAGACCACTATCGAAACTGCTGAAAACTTGAAGAAACGGAACAGTGACCGCACAATGGCCGGTATTCTGACACGTCAACTGGAAAAATTATTGGCGTGGCAGACTGATTTCCAAACCACCACGTCAGGTGGAGGATCCCGAGTAGCACCCTATACAATTGGGTTATTTGGCACATCTGCTGTTGGGAAATCTACGTTATGCCCCATTCTGATCGCTTTTATTCTTAAATCCAATGGCTTTGAATCTACGGACAACATGACCCTCGTGGTAAATGAAAAGGAAAATTTCATGTCCGGGATGAAATCGTACATCAACGCTATCATTCTCGATGATATGGGCAATACCCAAGCTAACTTTGTTCAAACACCGCCGACAGAACTTGTACTGGCGATTAATAATAATGTGAAAAACAAAGCCAATATGGCCGATCTAGCACAAAAAGGAAAAGTTGATATTAAACCCAAAGTATTTGTCATCACGAAGAATGTTAAAGATGGAGGCGCAAGCGTATATTCGAACAACCCCCTCTCAATCACTAGACGTGAAAACGTTACAATTACAGTGACAGTGAGGGATCAATTTGCCACTGATGGCATGATTGATTCGGATAAAGTGCGCAAAGGCTACCCTGATGGCGTTCCAATGATCCCCGACATATGGAATTTCACCGTTGAAACCTCCTATCAAAATCTCACCTCTAATGGTCTGGATAATGGTATAGGGTGGAAAACTGTGCAATTTGATGGTGTCGAAATGGTAAACGTTGGACTCTATCAGCTTTTAGCTTATTTGAAACGAGCCAGCAAGAAACACTTTGAAAATCAAGATAGAGTTGTTTCGGCTAGTAAAGATATCGCTGAAAGGATGTGCCTATGCAAGGAATGTGGAATGCCAGTTGAAAATGCCGAAGATGAGTTAATTTGCAGATTTTGCGAGTACCTAGAAAAGGAGCGAAATCGCTTTAATATTGTGGACACTCATCCAGATCCTGTTATGGAGGTTCAATCGGGTTTTATCCCGCTATTTCAACGAACTTTCATGGCAACGGCCTTTGATCATGCGAAATACATCTATTCGTCAGGATATATCCCATGGAATATGGGACGGCACTTTCTGAGAAAAGTCAGGCGCTATTTATTTGGCAGCTGGTTTGAAAAGGGTGTTATGGATAGATTTGGTCTTGGAAAGAGATCCGTTAAGAGCACAGTACATTTAATCGAGAACATTTCGACAGATATATTGTTAACCAATCTTAAAGAGATGGAACATTCTCCCTGGATCAATTGGACCAACTGGGTTCCCGCATCAGTGCTAGACAATCCCAAATATTTGGATAAGATCGCAAAACACTCGAAGCGCAAGGACAAGGATTTCTATAATGAACTTGGAAAATGGTCGTATGATTGTATAGCCCCCGTTATCGGATTGGGACTTACTATGTATTACTTCCCTTTTTTGTTTCGTCCATGGACAATCTGGGCAACTGGGGTTTGGCTTGCTAGTCATATAGCCGGCCGATCAGTTGACCACAGATTATTGGTCGAAGCATCAAAAAACAGGATCAGGGAAAAAATTCTTGAAGACCACAACCACGCACCTAAATTACTCGCAACTATACGCGAAAACTATACTGCCTCTATTATTGGGGCTAGCATGGCAATTGGAATTTTATACATTGCCATTACTAGTTTGCGATCAATGCGTGCGTTAAAGAGTCAAGGAAACATCGCCCCCACCACCGTCGAGGAAGTAGAAGCGAGAGACCGAGAAGAAAATAAGTGGGTTCCTATAGAAATACCAATTTATGAGGCACCCGCGAAAAGCTCCAACACAACTTTTGAGCACTTGCGGGAGAATGTCAAAGCGAATCTTGTACATATGGAATTCGTTATTGGCACAAATCGTCATTTCTGTGATGCATTCTTCCCCGGGTCGAATGTTGTCTTGATACCCAATCATATGTGGAAACCAGTAATGGAAGCTAAAATGACCTCGGTTAAAGCCAAATTCACCAGGCGTACTAAACGCAATCTTGGAAGCCAATGGATGAGTATTCTTTCACACGCTCACTCAGTGCACATCCCACAGACGGATCTTTCCCTTGTTTACGTACCAAATGCAGGGGATTGGTTAGATCTATCTGAGTACTTGCCGGTGGATCACATTCCCAGGACGCCAGCTCGCATGTACTATCGCGATGCTAATGGTGAACCTAGTGAATACAAGATACCTATGGTAAGTCCTGCATTAGTTGAAGCGCATGGAACCGGAGCATACAATGGTGCAACCTACACACTACCTGTTGAAACATTTAAAGGTCTGTGTATGGCAACGGCCATTAGCGATAATGCGAAACCACAAATTCTCGGTTTCCATCTCGCTGGAGCGACAGACACAACTCGCGGTGGACTTGGCATCTTAACTCAATCGCAATATCGGTTAGCTTGGAAAAACCTCAGTGAATATACTGGGGTACTTCTTTCCAAGAGCTTGACTAAATTCGAAACTGAGCAATTTGATGTTCAATTTTTCACCGGGACTAATGTGCACGAACGCAGTTCATTCCGTTTCTTGACCAAAGATAACGAAACTGGGCCACATTTTCGCCCGTTGGGAACCGTCATTGGAGCATCTTCGCCGCGAACTGAAGTTCGTACCTCTCCTCTGTCCGAGCATATCGCTGAAGTGTGTGGAGTACCGCAAAAATGGGGTCCGCCCAAGTTTAACAAGGGATTTAAATGGACAGCCGCCTTACAGGTGTCATCCCATGCCAGCATCGGTTTTGATGCCGCTGCGACGATGTACGCTGTTGATTCATACTGGACTCGCTTGACCTCGAATGTATTATTTAAAAAGTATGTCAAGGAAGCCAAGCCATTATCCCAAATTGATACAATTAGCGGTCAGGACGGAGTCAAGTACATCGATGCCATGAAATCCAAGACGGCCATTGGGTTCCCCCTTACGGGACCAAAGTCCAATGTCATGATTGAAGCCGAATCTGCAAATCACCATTGCCCCAAGGACATCGAACCACGATTCTGGGATGAACTGGAGCGATTGCGAGTTGCTTACCGTAAAGGTGAAAGGACCACGCAAATCTTCAAAGCATGTTTCAAAGATGAGGCTACCAAATTGGACAAAGATAAGGTCAGGATTTTCCAGGCATCCCCGATAGCACTTGCATTGGGAGTGCGGATGTATTACCTTCCGATTTTGAGACTCTTCTCCGTGTTTCCGCTTGTTAGCGAATGCGCAGTTGGGATAAATTCGGAAAGCCCGGAATGGGATCAACTTCATCACTATATCACGAAATTTGGTGACGAACAGATTCTTGCCGGTGACTACTCCAAGTACGACTTGCGAATGCCTGCACAATTGGTGTTGGCAAGTTTTCGAATTCTCATCGATTTGGCAAAATTGAGTCCGCATTACACTGCTGACGATATTACTGTTATGGAAGGACTTGCCTCCGAAATTGCCTATGCTTATGTGGCATATAACGGAGACTTATTCCAGGCACTAAGTGGAAACCCTTCGGGGAATTCCGCTACGGTGTTTATCAATAGTATGGTTAACAGTTTGCTTTGCAGAATAGCACTTTATTTAGTATCCACGCGCGTTTCGAATGCAGCTGTGAAAGACTTTAACAAAATTGTGAATTTAATCACTTATGGTGACGATTTTTGCGGTTCAGTTTCGTCTGACCACCCTGAATTCAATCACGTGTCGATGGCTGCTGTGTTAGCGGAAGCAAATATCATCTTGACAATGCCAGATAAAACAGCAGTTCCAACACCCTACATGACCATTGATAGTGTCGACTTCCTGAAAAGGAAGTCGTATTTCAACAAGGAACTCAATCAATATGTGGGAGTGTTGGAGGAAGACTCGATTTTTAAGTCATTGCACTGTCAAATGAACAGTAAGGACGCTAGCCCTCAAAATATCGCCGGACAGAACATCGATGGAGCTCTTAATTCATGGTTTTACCATGGTAGAGATCTCTTCGAAAAACGCCGGGCACAGATGAAAGAGGTTGCAGAAAGGGCAGATTTAAACCACATGGTCCGTACACTTGAAGTTGACTATGAAATGAGAGTTGATGAGTGGAAAATTACTCACAACCGACCTTCTGAAGGTCGCCAACTCTAGACGGGTGGTTCCGTCCGCTTTACGCACTTACTGGATTGTGCGTCTAATCCAGTACCGCATACGTTTGGGAGCTACTATAAAGCTCATCCCTCCGCCCGCTGGCACTGCGGGCGCTACGCAAAAAGTGTTACTATTGGAACAGATTACCATTCACCTTGAACCACGCATGGTGTTTAGGCATTCCTTTAGTACTTGTGGAAAAAACGATGTCATGCAATCAGTACACGCATGATGTTGAAATTAATTACTGGAAACAACACAAGAGACTTTTCAAGATACAAATTTACGAACAGAGGACGTAGAATTCGCGGATGCCATTGATACATGGCATACAACAATTCCATCAGAACCAGGTGACACGCTCTCACTAACAACACAAG